TCGTGTAACATCAGTATCAACATTTGCAGTTAGTGATCCATCATCCTTAGCCTTCTCAATTGCTTTAGGATAAAATATGGCAAAACCAACCACAAGAAAATTATTTAAAGATTATTGCCTACGTAGATTAGGTTGGCCTGTCATTGACATTAACGTAGATGATGACCAAGTAGAAGATCGTATTGATGATGCTTTATCATTCTTCTATGATTATCACTATGACGGTACTGAAAAAATATACATGAAACATAAAATAACGGCTGCTGATATTAATCGCCGTTGGATTTATTGTCCAGATGCAGTCATTTCTGTGACTAAAGTTTTTCCGTTTGATGATTCCAATTCATCAATCAACATGTTTGACTTGCGTTATCAATTGCGTTTGCACGACTTATACGATTTTACATCGGTGAGTTATGTGTCATATGAAATCACTATGCAACATATTGCAACATTGAATATGTTGTTCTCTGGTCAACCACAATTTAGATTCAATCGTATGCAAAACAAGTTGTTTTTGGATATTGATTGGAGTAGTGATAGAGATGTTGGTGAATATGTTATTATGGAGTGTTATCGTGCAATGCAGCCGGATACAATCACATTGACTGGTACATTTGCTGCTAACACAACTTCAAACACAGTTACGGGCACTAGTTCAATTCTAGACCAAGAAGTTTTAGAAAATGATATGATTACAATTAATGGTGAAGAAAAACAAATACGATACATCAATTCACCAACTGAATTTATATTGGTAAGTCCAGTGGCAACTAATGTTGCAGCTGCAACTATAACAAAAACAGGTGCATCTGATGTTTGGAACGATAGGTTCTTAAAGAAATATGCAACCGCAAAAATCAAATATCAATGGGGTTCTAATCTAAGTAAGTTTGCTGGTATTCAAATGCCAGGTGGAGTCACACTTGATGGTCCTAGAATCATGCAAGAAGCACAAGCTGAAATTGATAAGATTGAAGAAGAAATGTATACAATGGGTAGTTTACCGAGTGAGATTTTTGTAGGATAAAAATGGCAACAAATGTCTATTTTAATCCGTTTCCCAAGAACATAACTTCCGAGCAGCTGCTCGTTGAAGATTTACTTATTGAGGCAATGCAAATCTATGGCATGGAAGTATTCTATTTGCCTAGAAGTAGCCGTGATCAAGTAGATTTTCTATATGGTGAGGATACACTAAAACAATACACTTCAGCATACACGATTGAAATGTATCTTGAAGATGTTACTGGAATGGAAGGTGAGGGTGACTTCATCTCTAAATTTGGATTAGAGATTAAAGATGAAGTTACATTATTAATATCTCGTAGAAGATTTGCTGCAACAATACCACAAACAAGACCTAATGAAGGTGATTTAATTTATGTACCTTTAGTACAAAACTTTTTTGAAATTACTTTTGTAGAGCACGAAAACAATCAAGCAATGTATTATACATTAGGTCGTGGCCGTGGTGCCAACGTCTATGTGTATGCATTGAAACTTAAACAGTTTGTATTCTCTAATGAGATTATTCAAACTGGTATTGCAGAAGTTGATGAACAAATTAGAGATGCGTATCCAAGAACTCGTATTTCATTGTTATCTGGTTCAGGTACCTTTATTGAAGATGAGATAGTTTATCAGGGTTCTAATCTTGCATATGCAACGGCACAGGCTATTGTATATGATACGACTGGAAACTCTTCCATAGATATCATTAGAGTAATTGGAAACTTTGTATCTGGTAATGTACGTGGTAATACAAGTTCTGCAAACTGGATTATCAATACTGTTTCTGATACTGCAACAATGAATACCGCATTTGAAGATGTTGTTGATAACTCCAGAATCGAATCTGAAGCTGATGGTATATTAGATTTTACAGAAAACAATCCATTTGGTGAAGCGTGATTTGGCATGAAAGAAGAAACCATCATAAAGGTTGGAGTTTATAATGTTAGGTAATGCACATTTTTATAATAGAACAATACGAAAAGTTGTCGTAGCTTTTGGTACGATGTTTAACGACATTCAACTACAAAGATATAACAAAGATCGAACTCAGGCCTATGAAATATTCAAAGTACCTCTTTCATATGGTTCAAAAGAAAAGTATCTAACTAGAATCACATCTGATCCTAATTTAACAAAATCAATTTCAACAACTGTTCCTAGAATGTCATTTGAATTAACAGGAATGAGTTATGATGCAAGTAGAAAACTGCCAACAACAATAAGAAACTTTTCAGCTAACAATTCTACAACATCTTTACAAACACAATATTTGCCGGTGCCATATGACTTTGAATTTTCAATGTCAATCTATGTGAGAAACACAGAAGACGGAACACAAATATTAGAACAAATTTTACCATTCTTTACACCAGACTTTAACGTAACAGTTAACTTTATTCCTGGTATGGATCAAAAATATGATATGCCAGTCAAACTCAATTCTGTAAATACAACTACAGATTATGAAGGCGACTTTATGTCTACACGATTAATCATGTGGGACTTAACATTTACAGCAAAAGGTTACATTTGGCCACCAGTTCAGAATGGCAAAATTATTCGTCAAACTACATTAAATCTTTATATCGATGTTACTGATGTAGATGGTCAAAAAGTGATTTTACATACTGCAAATGGTTTTGGTGTATTTACAACTGGTGAAACTATTAGAGTTAACAAAAGAGACCTTACTGGTGAAGTTGTTTATTTCAGTAACACTTCAACTGGTGTTTTTGTTGCCAATAAACTAAATAAACTTTTACAAGTTGGAGATGCGGTAACTGGTGATTATTCTAATGCAACATATGTTATTAAATCGACTGATATTGTACCAGTAAAAGATATGAAAGTTGTTACGGTACCAAAACCAATAACAGCTGAGATTGACGATGAATTTGGTTTCTCAGATACCATAACTAATTTCCCTAATGCATAATGAATAAATTGAATCAAACATTGTCAGAAGTTTTAGATGTTGAACCAATCACATCTAAACCAATGACTCAACTAATTGCCGTTAACAATGTTGATGATGACGCTGAGTTTGCTCGTCAAAACATTAGAGAGTTGATTCAAAAGGGTAATGATGCAGTTGAGGGTATTTTACATGTGGCAAAAGAATCTGAGCACCCAAGAGCATATGAAGTTGCAGCTAATCTAATCAAAAATCTTTCTGATTTAAATAAAGACTTGATGGAAATTCAGAAACGTAAAAAAGATTTAGCGCCACAAGAATATAAAAATTCTGGTAACATTAATGTAGATAAAGCCGTATTTGTTGGTTCTACTACAGAGTTAGTCAAGTTTTTAAAGAACAATAAATAGGATTAGTATGGAAGAATTGATTGAACAATTAAAAGTTATTTTAGGTACAAACTTTGCTTTGTACTTAAAGTCGCACAACTATCATTGGAATATTGAGGGTAATAATTTTCCTCAGTATCATGACTTTTTGAATACTTTTTACAATGAAGTATTTCTACAGAACGATCCAATTGCAGAACATATAAGATATTTGGATGCATATGCACCTGGATCATTTACTAGATTTTTAGAGTTATCTGTTGTGGATGAAGCAACAACTGTGCCTGATGCATTGACAATGATGATTACTTTGAAAAATGATAATGAAAGATATATCGTTCAACTTCGTGCTGGTATTATTGTTGCTGAGGATGCAGGTGAACCAGCTGTATCAAATTTCTTACAAGAATTGTTAGGTGCTCATCAGAAGAAAGCGTGGATGCTACGTAGCATTGTGAAGTAAATGTCTGATATTGGTTATCTTGGTAATTCGAATCTGAAAAAACCTGGTGTAGAAATATCCTACACCGAGGAACAAGTTGCTGAAATTATAAAATGTACTCAGGATCCTGTCTACTTCATTAAGACATATGTTAAGATTGTTAACGTAGACAGAGGTTTAATGCCATTTGAGATGTGGCCATTCCAAGAGGATATGGTTAGAACATTTCACGAAAATCGTTTCTGTATCGCAAAGATGCCTCGTCAAGTTGGTAAAACAACCACAACTGTGGGTTATATGTTGTGGTCGGTATTGTTTCAGGATGACTACAGTATTGCTATTCTTGCAAACAAAGGTGCTCTAGCTCGAGACATTTTGGGTCGTGTTCAATATGCATATGAATATTTACCAGTATGGTTGCAACAAGGTATCATTGTTTGGAACAAAGGTAACATTGAGTTAGAAAACAAATCTAAGATTGCCGCATATGCAACGTCAGCAGCTGGTGTTCGTGGAGGTTCTTATAACTTAATCTTCTTAGATGAATTTGCTTTCGTTCCTAAGAATTTAGCAGATGAATTCTTCACATCTACATACCCTGTGATTTCATCTGGTAAAACTACCAAAGTTATTATTGTTTCAACACCATTTGGTTTGAATCATTTCTATAAGATGTGGGTAGATGCTGCGGAGGGTCGTTCAACATATAAAACACTTGAGGTTCATTGGTCACAAGTGCCAGGCCGTGATGCGGCTTGGAAAGAAGAAACGATTCGTAATACTTCTGAAGAACAGTTTAGACAAGAGTTTGAGACAGAGTTCATTGGTTCATCTGCAACTCTGATATCTGGTTCTAAATTACGTTCATTGGCGTTTTTTAATCCATTATACTCAGAAGAAGGATTTGATATATATGAGCAGCCTATACAAGGACATATGTATATTGCCAACGTAGATTGTGCAGAGGGTGTTCAACAAGACTATTCTACAATTAATGTGATAGATGTTACACAAACACCTTATAAACAAGTGGCTAAATATAGAAACAATAAGTTACCTTTGTTGTTTTTTCCAACTGTAATATATTCAATTGCGAAAAAATACAATGAAGCTTATGCATTGATTGAAACAAACAACATTGGCCAGCAAGTTGTAGATATTCTCCACTATGATTTAGAGTATGAGAATATCTACAAGTTGGAACATCATCACATCAAGGGTCAAAGTATCTCTGGTGGTTTCAAAAGGGCAACATCGTTTGGTATTAAAACAA